GCCGCCGGGGTGCTGCCGCTGGCCGGCCCGATCCTGGTCGTCTGCCCCGGCAGCGTCGTGGACAGCTGGGTTCGCGCGGTGCGGGAGTGGACCACATTGGCCGCGGTGGCCTGGCGCGGCACTCCGAGCCGCCGGGAGCGGCTGCGTGGCGTCGCCGATGTCTACGTGGCCAGCTACGGCACCGCCCGCAACGACGCCGGCAAGGCCGGCGACCTGGAGCACAAGCTCAAGCGCCGCCAGGTGGACGGCCCGCTGTGGACGCTGGCCCCCGTGGCGGTGGTCGTCGACGAGTGCCACGCGCTGAAGAACCGGGATTCGCGGCAGTCGCGCATGGTGCGCCGGCTGGGCAGCCGGGCCCGCGCGGTGTTCGCGCTGTCCGGCACGCCCATCACCCACACCCTGCGCGACCTGTGGCCCAACATGGCCATGATCGAGCCCGCCGGCTATCCGTCCGAGGAGCGCTACACCGCCCGCTACCTACAGACCAGGGGCAACGACTACGGCGAGCCCGAGGTGCTTGGCCTACAGCCTTGGCGGCAGGCCGAGTGGGACCAGGCGCTGCTCGGCCAGTACCGCCGGGTCAGCAAGGCCGACGTGCTGCCCCAGCTGCCGCCCAAGATCTATTCCGTGCGGGAGGTGGAGCTGCCGCCGGCCTACCGCAGGGCCTACGATCAGTTCGAGACCGAGATGCTCGCCGAGCTGCCGGATGAGGACGTGGAGCTGTCGACCATGTCCGAGCTGGCCAAGCTGGAGCTGCTGTGCCGGCTGGCCTGCGCCGCCGCCGACGTGTTCATGGTCGAGGTTCAGGTGGTCAACCCGATCACCGGCGAAACCGAGATCGAACAGCGCCCCCGGGCCAGGCTGCGCGCGCCGAGCTGGAAAGCAGACGCCCTGGTCGAGGTGCTCGATGAGCGGCCCGGCCAGCAGGTGGCGGTGTTCGCGCCGTCGCGGCAGATGGTCGACGTGGCCCATGAGGTGGCCACCAAGGCCGGCTATCGCTGCGCGCTGGTCGTCGGCGGCCAGTCGGCGCGGGAGCGCACTGCCGAGGTGGACCGGTTCCAGGCCGGCGAGGCGGACGTGATCCTGGTGACCACCTCGGCCGGCGGTGTCGGCATCACGCTGACCGCGGCGTCGGTGGTGGTGTTCCTCCAGCGGCCGTGGTCCTACGTGGAAGCCGCGCAGGCCGAGGACCGGTGCCACCGCATCGGCTCGGAGATCCACGACTCGATCGAGGTGATCGACATCGTGGCAGCCGACACCGTGGACTCCCGGGTGCGCGAGGTGCTGCGCACCAAGGCCGGCGCGCTGGCCGAGCTGGTGAAGGACCCCCGGATCGTGCGCGAAGTGCTCGGCGGCAAGAAGTAGGGTATTGCACTTCGTTGCAACTTGGCCTTATGCTGGTCCGACAACAACCGAACACCGAGGAGCGCCCCCGATGACCAGGTCCACCATGATCAGCCTCGCCGGCACCGTGCACGCGCCGGACCGCTATGAGACCGGTCGCACGCTGTGCGCGCCGGGTCGGGGCGGCCGCTCGTTCGTCGCCGTGAACCCCGACGCCGACGCCCAGATCACCTGCAAGTCGTGCCTGCGTCGCATCGCCGGTGCTGAGGCGCAGGTCCACCTGTTCCTGGACGCCATCGAGCGCGGCGAGGCCGATGCGGTCCGCCACACCGGCCACCCGACCTTCACGGCCGACCCGGCGCACGCCGACGGGCTGGTCCGCCTGCTGCCGGTTCGGCAGGAGCAGGTGGGCTTCTGGCTCGGCAAGGGCGACGCCCGGCGCGCCGGCGACGCCGCCTACGCGCTGCGCCGCAACCAGGTCGAGTTGGCCATGCTGATCGCGGCCGAGCTGGAGACCCCGGAGTCGTTCGTTCGATCGCTCCCGATCAGCTGACCCACTCAGCCGGCGACGCTGCCTGGTGGATCGGCCCTGGGCAGCGTCGCCTCACCACGGAGGAGTCACCATGCGGCGCAAGCCGAGATTGTTGGAGCTGTTCAGCAGCGCCGGCGGCGCGGCGATGGGGTACAGCCGGGCCGGGTTCGAGGTGGTGTGCGTGGACATCGCGCCACAACCCCGTAACCCGTTCGAGTTCCACCAGGCCGACGCGTTCGAGTTCCTGGCTGAGCACGGCCACGAGTTCGACGCGGTCAGTGCGGGCCCGGAATGCAGGGACCACACCGCGCTCACGTCGGTGGCCGGGACCAAAGGCACCGGCTGGCAACTGGCGAAGATCATCGAGGATCTGGACGCGCTGGGAAAGCCCTACGTGGTCGAGAACGTGATCACGGCCAAGTTCGGTCACAACCTGGTGTTGTGCGGTGACCGGCACTTCGGCCTGCGCACCGTGCGACACCGGAAGTTCCGCTGTGTCGGTTTCACCGTTCCCCAACCGCCGCATCCGCCCGGCCACAGTGCGCCGACCAGCACGCGCAAACGGATGACGGACTACGACCGGGGGATGTTGATCTCGGTGACCGGAGATGTCGGTACACGGGCCGGATCGTTGGCCATGGGCATTGACTGGATGACCAGCAAGGAGCTGGCCCAGGCGATCCCACCCGCCTACACCCACCTGATCGGTGACCACCTCATCCGGACCCTACGCGCAACGAATCCTGCACATGAAAGCGAGAATGCCTCATGATCAGCATCATCGGGGTGGACCCCGGCGGCACCACCGGCGTGGCGCTGCTCCAGATGCGGCCCGGGGCCGACGGCACGCCGCGGTACTGCTGCCCGAAGGCCTTTCAGGTGCGCTCGGTCGGCAACGGGGCCCGCGACATCGTGGAGACACTGGAGGACCGGTTCGGCGAGCTGCTGGCCGCGCACCGCCGGCGGGAGCGCGGGTCCGGATCACACCTGGTGTTCGCGGTGGAGGCCTACGTGGTCAACGCGCGGGCCGGTCGTGCGTCGACGCCGCAGGCCGGCCACGCCGCCCGCAAGGTGATCGGGCAGCTGCACGGCTTCGCGCTGACCCATGACGCCATCGTGCTGGAGCGCTCGGCGTCGCTGGTGAAGCTGTGGGCCACCGACGCGCGCCTTCGGCGGGCCGGCGGCGCGCTGTCGAGCGCGACCGGGGCGGTGCCGGCGTCCTCCCTCTACGACGCCACCGCGAAGCTGCCGCACGCCCGCGACGCTGCCCGCCACGCGCTCTACGCGGCCCGGCACGATGTGCATTGGCCGGACCCGCTCTCGCGTTCATACTGGGAGTCGTTGGATGCGCTGACCAGCGCTGACACCCCTGGAGAGTGATCATGCGAGACAACCGCCTCGGACGCAACGGCAGAGCTCCCGCCGGCCGTCTGGTCGGTGCCGCCGAGCCGATCGACACGTCCGGCTTTCGCCAGCCCGAGTGGATGTACGACGGGTCGTGCGCCGACGGACGTCGGTGGGACAACCAGGCGGCCGAGGACTGGTTCGAGCCCATCGGGTCGACCGCGGCCAACCGCGCGCAAGCCACATGCACGCTGTGCCCGGTGCGTGAGCGGTGCGCCGCGTACGCGCTGGACAACGAGATCGAGTTCGGCATCTGGGGAGCGGTCAACCAGGCGCAGCGTCACGCCTTGATCAAGGAACGCAACCCCGGCTACCGCAAGCGCAGGCTGGTGGCGGCCAAACGGCGAAAGAAGGCGGCGTGAGCCTGCACAAGTGTCGGCACTGCGGCGAGGACATCCGCTCCCGCCGGCTATGGCTGCCTCGGCCGGCGGGAGAGCCGTTCTGGCTGCCGCCGCCGTTCGAGACCGAGTACGTCGGCCTGGACGACGGCAGCCAGTACTGCCGCCTGGGCGGCACCTTCTACCTGGATGAGCTGGACGGCCTGGTCGTGGTGCCGCCATCGGTCCAGGCGCTGCACCACCAGCCGATGCCGCGGGTAGGCGCCTGAACAGACGTATGTATATCTAGCCGGTGTGGGCCAGCGGCAGGATGGCCAGCACCAGCGCGACGCCGAGGCCGACCACGCCGGCGATGCGCACCGCCAGCGCGGCCGGCGTGGTGATGACGCCGCCCAGGCACCACAGGAACACCCCGGCCAGGAACGCGATCAGCACGGGCCCGGTCACGGCGTCGGCCCAGCCTGAGGCGGGACGACTGGCGGCGCGGATGGGGCCTGCGCGCTGTCATCGGCGTTGGTGACGTCGACGATGTTGCGCGGGGTGTGCTTGGCCAGCCACGCCAACCCGAACGTCACGCCGCCGGTGACCAGCGCCAGCACAGGCGTGCCCACCCAGGCCGGCACCGCGCCGGACGGCAGCACGTCGCCCACCGCGCCGAGCAGCAGCGCCGTGAGCGTCGCGGCCACCGCGCCGACCTTGACCTTGAGCTCCACAGGTGCAGCCATGGTGTTGTCCTTTCAGCCCTGCGGCGTGGGCGGCGTCGACGAGACGCTGCCGGTGCCGCTGATGGAGAATGATCCGCTCAGGCTCGGCTGCGCCGACTTCAGGTCGGCCAGCGCCGCCGTGATGGCGTCCACCTTGGCCGTCAGCGCGGTGACCTGAGCCAGCACGCCTTCAGCCGCGGTCTGTGCCGCGCCCGACTTCTCGTTGTCCCAGGTCTCGTACTCCTCGGCACGAGCCGGGTCCTGGCCGTCGCGGGTGATGGTGTAATCCCAGACCGCCTTCGCGATGGCCTGGGCGTCGTCAGAAGTGACCATGCTGTCCTCCACGGGGTCGATGCCAGGTACGTAATCGGCCACCAGGGACTCGTCCCAGTGGCCGCCCGGCGTGTCGGTGAACTGATGCGCCATCGCACCAGGGGGGATGACGGGGTTGCCGTTGCCGTCGGTGGGATTCGGGTATCCGGCGATCCACCAGCCAGGCTCGGGCACCCCGCGGCTGTGGAACGCGTTGCGGCAGTTGCCCCAGTCCGAGTACGAGCAGTACACGATGGGCGCGGGGTGTCCGGCGCGCCGGCGCATGAGCACCCAGTCGACGGCCTGCGCCGCGGTGGCGTCGCCCAGCTCGCGGTCGATGGCATCGCCGTCGTTGGTGGTGCTGAACACGGCGATCCGCACGTGCCGGCTGGCTGGGAACCGGTTCCAGTCGGCCTGGCTCCAGGCGTACCGGCCGTCGATGTAGCCGAGCACCAGCGCCCAGGGCTTGCCGGTGGTCGGGTCGTTGACGGGGATGTCGGTGGCGGTGACCGAGTCGGCGCAGCGTCTGGTCATGACCACTTCCCCTGTTCGTCGCGCCGGGCCGCGATCAGCAGCCACAGCAGCCAGATCTGGACGCCGACGCCCAGCACGGTGCCGACCACGGCCGGCACGCCGTCGGCGGGGTGGTTGCCACTGTGCACCAGGTTCACGATCCCGGTGACGTAGCGCAAGGTCAGCGCCAGCGACAACCAGAGGATGAACTGCCGGGCCCGGCGCACCGCCGGACGCTCGCCGGCCGGCCGGCGTCGCCAGATGCGGATGCCGACCAGCCAGCCGACCAGGAACGCCGCCGAGGTGGCGACGCCGAGCAGGTAGACGGCCCAGCTGATGGCGGCGGCGGCGCTCACGCTCTACCTCCATACACGTCCAGGGCGGCGGCCACGGACTCGGACAGCCGGTTCTGCCGCCGGCTGGTCTTCACGGCCTGAATGGTCGGCTGCGCGTCGGCAACCAGCTGCTCGGCCTCGGCCAACCTGCGCCGGGATTCCTCCAGCGTCGCGTATTCGGCGTCGGCGCTGCTCTTCCCCCAGTGCAGTGGCCATTTCACGTCTCGATCCCCTGTCGCCCGGACAGCGGCACGTCCCCGCCGTCGATGGTCAGGGAGCGGAACCGTTCCACCGTCTGGACGGCCAGCTTCACACCGGGTTGCAGCTCCAACAGCGTCTTGGCCAGCATGTCGCCCCGTGCCTGCTCGGCGTCGTGGGCTTTCTGCAACGCGCGTAGCCGTCTGCCGGTGACCAGCCTGTCGGTGGCCATCGAGTAGACCAGCCAGCCGCCGCCGCCGAACAGCAGCAGCACGGCGACGAACCACCCGCCGGCCACGCCGAGCACCTGCGACAGCGACGTCACGTCCACGGCGCTCGGATCCGTTCCCATGCTGGTCAGCGTAACCCGATGCACTTCGGAATACGCTGTTGCACTCCTATGCAACTTGGTGTCATACTGGTTCGGCAAGCCCAACCGAACACCGAGGAGCACCCCGTGGACACCATTGTCACGATCCCCGCCGGCTACGACGTCCGCTACCGCCTGGTCGCCGAGGTGGACAACCAGGGCGAGCCCTGCGAGGTCTGCCAGCTGGAGGACAACACCGTGACCCGCCTGGTCTACGGCGTTGTGCTGGGCGAGCACGCCAGCCTGTTCCAGGCGCTGGAGTGTTGCGCGGGGTGCACCGGGGCCGTGGTGTCCACGATGGACCGCGACCAGACGATCACGGTCGAGGTGGCCGACGGGTGCGAGGAGCTGTTCGGCGGGCTGAACGAGTTGACCGACGCCGACGCGGACCGGATGCACGGCATCGACTGCCGGTGCCCGCACCCGGATGGAGAGTGAGGGAACAGCGTGACCACGTGCGAACCGCCGAAGCCGGTGTGCGGCAGCTGTGGGGAGCCGACCGACTCCCACCGCTGCGCCACCTGCGGCGGCTGCTGGGTGAACTGCCCATGTCCGCGATGACCGTGGCGCTGGAGGACGGTCGGCGGGACCGTCGGGCACGAGACCGTCGGCCTGGTGGCTGCTGGCTGGCGCTGGGCGTGCCGGCCGCGCTGGTCGCCGTCGCCGTGGCGTTCGCGTCGATGGAGCTGACCGTGGCCGGGCAGTTCTACGCCCTGCTCGGTCTGCTGGCGTCGACGTGAGCGGCAGAGGCTGGCGGGAGGGCCTGCGCAACGCCGTTCCGCTGGTGTTCATGATGATCGCGCTGGTCGGCGGCGTCGTGCTGCTGATCAGCGCCCTGATAGGAAAGTGATCATGGCCAAGCACGTCATGAAAGAGACCGCGCCGGGCGGTGGGCGTCACCGCGCGGCCGGCGAGCCCGCCGACCCGATCACCGACAAGCGGGTCCCGGGCGCGACGCTCAAGCCCGAGGACCGGCGGGCGCATCAGATCGCCGCCGCCCAGCACCAGCAGCAGAACCTGAGGGAGCACGGGGCATGACCGACCCTGATGTGTTGGCCGAGGCCAAGCGACTGGCCGAAGAGCTGCAACGCAAGACCGAGGAAGAGCGCCGCCGACTGGAGGGTGACAAGTGATGGCGAGAAACCCGGCGGACGACATGCGTGACTACGTCGACGAGATCGTCGACAAGGGCGCGGCGAAGGGCAACACCGACGAGAACGGGGACGACGACTGATGCCGGACCGCAACGGCGACTGCGCGCACGACCAGGGAACGACCGTCCGCACGGTGGGTCAGGTGGAGATCGAGTCGTGCGTCAAGTGCGACGCTGAGACCAGCCGGCGCGCCGTCGGTTCCGACCCGCACGCGGACTGATGAGGCCGCCCTACGCCGCCGGCACGACGTGCTCCACGTGCGGCAACCCGAACTGCCCGCTGCCCGGCGATTGCAAGTGAGCACTGCCGGGTAGACCTACGAACGCAGGCCCCGAACCCCCACCGTCCTTGGGGTTCGGGGCCTGTCCACGTCCGGGCGCCGGAACACACGTGTGTATAGGTGGTTATGGGCTGGGCACCTCGGCGATCCACCGACTGTGGCTGGCCAGCACCTTGATCGGGCTGCCCGGCGTCGGGCCGATGTAGCCGGTGCGCATCTTGATCGTGTGGCTGCCCGCCGACAGGTTCACCGTCCAGAACTCGGCGTTGGACGCGTTCTGCCCGTTGAACTCGGTCTGGCCGGCCTGATCCACGCCGTCGACGTTGATCCGCCCCACCAGGATCGCGCCGGTGACGCCGATGTCGGCGTTGGCCGCGAAGTTGCAGTCGAACGACGCCGAGATCTTGATCGTGCAGGCGAACGCCACCGAGAACGTGACCGAGGTGCCCGTGACGTCGATGAACGTGTTGGCCGCGCCGGCCGTCTTGGCGTCGGTGGAGCTGGTGCACTGCCCGGTGATGAACCGGATGACGTTGAGTGGAATCTGGGCCAGCAGGTTGGCGGTGATCCGGTTTCCTGCGACGGGAACGGCCATCGGCGAGCCTCACAGTCCGACGTAGAAGGGATGGAACAGCCGGACGTCCGAGCCGAGCACGTGTGCCTTGACCACGCCGTTGACCGAGCGGGTGACGGTGAAGGTCTGCGGCGAGGTGGCGCCGGTGATGTTGGTGACGGTCATCCGCTCGCCGTCACACATGATGTCGAACGGGAAGTCCCCGGCCGCCGTCGTCCACGGCTGGTTGCCGGTGAACGTGGTCACCTGGAACGACGTGGCCGAGCTGGTGATGGCCGCGGTCAGAAACGCCCCGTCGGTGTCCAGCCGGCTGTCCGTGGCCGCCGGCGTGGTGCCGGCCACGATGCCGACGTGCTGGGGCTCCTCGGGCTGGGTGGTGAAGACGAACTCGTGCTTCTGGGTGTGCAGCAGCTCTTTCATGCCGATCACCGTGAGCTCGGCGTCGTCGTAGAGCCCGCTGGGCGACATGCCGGTGACCGTGATCTTGTCCCGGATGTCGACCATCAGCAGGGTGGCGAACGCGCCCGACCAGCCCGAGGCCACCACCGCGCCGGTGGCGCGGTTGACGCGCAGCGCGGAGTACCGCGGCTTGTCGACGGTGCCCAGGCCGACCAGCCACGCTGCGATGTTGCTCAGCACGTAGTAGACGAACGCGTTGGCCGACCAGCTGGAGTCGTACAGGCCGGCCCCGTTCGGCGGCGTGGCCGTCGACAGCGCGCCCGAGGTCTTCTGGTAGCGGTAGGCGCTGCCGTCCGGCGCGGTGGCGGTGACCGAGTTGCGGGTGTTCTGGTCGTCGTCGATCGGCAGGAACGGCGGGGCCAGCTGCTGGCCGGACAGCGACAGTGTCAGTCGGGTCGGCCGGTTGTTCAGCCACGCCTGGGTGAAGTAGTGCAGGCCGGACGACCCGCGCGACTCCACCAGCTCGCCCACGTCGGTGTTGACGCACTCCTGGATGAGCTGGCCCACCGGCTGGGCCCGCTGAGGGCCCATCTGGGGGGTGAACACGAAGTCGGTCGAGTCGTTGTACCCGAACTCGATGCCTTCCTCGCTGCACAGCCGCTTGAGCCGATCCAGCACCACCTCGGTCTTGTGGCCGGTGAACGCGCTGTAGATGGCGGTGCGCGCCGACAGGCCCAGGTCCGAGCCCCAGACGCCGACGTGGCCGAAGTACAGCTGGTCCTCGACACCCAGCGGCGTGGGGAACACGCACTGCGCCACGGCCTGGAACCCCTGCACGCCCAGCGCGGTGGTGCCGCTGTTCTCCGCGCCGTCCCGGTTCATCGTGACCACGACGTTGCCGCCCGACTGCGCCGCGGTCACCGAGTACATGTGCCACACCCCGTCAATGGCGTCCGCGCCCAGCGCCGCGAACGACGCCATCAGCGTGCTGCCACCGATCTGGGTCAGGTACACCGTGGCGCTGCCGTCGGTGAGCAGGTTGACCGACACCGCGAACGGGCCATTGCTCGACAGGATGACGGTGGTGCCGGCGGTGCGGGTGATCCGCGCGGCGAAGCACACCGTCCAGGCCCCCGCGCCCTGGATGGGGTTCGGGTCGATCCAGCCGTAGAGCTGCGCGCCCTGGTTGAGCGCCGGGGCCGGGCCGCCGCCGAGGATGGTGTTGTCCTGGGCCCACTTCACCGCGCCGGATCCGGAAGCGGTTCCGGCCTGAATGGCCTGGATCGGCGAGGTGGAAGGCCCGAGGTTGATGCCCGACGGCGACGCCGCGCCGTCCTCCAGCGGCCAGTACGCGTAGGGGCTCTGCCGAGTGATGTGGCGGCGCAGGCTGGAGTCCGACGGGCCGCGGCCGGCCAGCAGGCGGCGCAAAGGGCCGGCCGCGGTGACCGACACCGTGCCGTAGCTCATGGTGGTGTCCCAGCTCTGCGGCCACTCGGCCACCTCGCCGGCGAACCGCGGCGAGCGAACCTGCACGTTGTCGATGGTGAACGTGATGGGCAGCGTGTTCGAGTTCGCCGAGTCCATCGCGGTGTAGAGGGTGACCCAGCCGCTCTGCAAGTCGTTGAGCTCGGCCGAGTCGCCCTCGGACCACACGATGTCCCAGCCCACGGGTTCGGGCTGCGTGCCGAACATCCACGCCTTGGCGCGGAAGATCTGCCCCTCGACCTGGAGCCGCACCATGATCGGGGTGTTGGCGGCGTAGGTGCACCGGCTGATGGACACCGTGGGCCCGATGGCGGTGCCGTCGGCCTGGCCGATCGACAGCAGCGGTGTGGTGGCCGACATGGTCAGCGACAGCTGGTAGTAGTGCGTGCCGTCGGACTTCACCCGGACGCCGGCGAACAGGCTGCCACCGGTGATGGGGGCGACAGTGCTGGCGGCCACGGAGAACGACACGTCGACGTCCGAGGTGGACAACGCCTGGAGCGACGCGAAGTGCGGCGTGGTCCGGTTGCTGTGGGTCATCGTGCCGGCGCTGCCGTTGACGGCGTAGTCGGACGCCGAGCCGCCCGATGTCGTCCAGGCCCAGCCCTCGTTGGTCGAGCCCCAGCCGTTGCTGACGGTACGGGTGAACGAGTCGGCGGCCATGATCAGGGACAGCCGCATCGGCGTGTTGCGGGTCAGCGTGCCGAAGTACGCGCCCAGCGGGTTGCGCGGCGAGTAGTTGCCGGTGGAGTTCTTCAGCACGAACGCGCAGTTCTGGGGCGTGGTCTGGGCGGTCTCGTTCAGCCGGCCGCGGGTGATGGCGCACCCCTCGGCCCAGCGCACGTCGTCGGTCGCGTCGATCCAGCCGGGTCCGACGTTGAGCTCCAGCGCGATGCGCTGAGGGGTCAGGGGGAAGGTGCGCGAGTTCGGCGTGACGGCCATCAGCTGTTCCTTCCCAGGGCGGTCTGCACGTCGCCGCCGCCGTGCACACGGACGTAGCGCCGGATCATCATGGCCACGAACTGTGACGCCTCATCACCGGGGTTCACCACTTCGAGCACGACCGAGCCGCCGCCGCGCCCGCCGGCGTTGCCCAGCGCGTCGGTGATGGCCTTGTCCACCCCTGAACGCGGCACCACCGTCGCGCCGGCGACGTTGCGGATCAGCTCGGCCCCCTGCTCGCCGACCACGGTGAGCCCGGAACTGCCCAGCACCTTGCCCGAGGCCGCGCCGCCCATGACGCCGCCGTGTGCCAGACGGCCGGCCGAGGCGATGCCGCCCGACCCGAGCACCGAGGTGTAGATCTGGATCGTGCGGCCGTTGTTCATCGTGATGAAACGGTCGATCACGCCCTGGGCCTGCGCGGTCGACGCGGACACCTGCGTGGATATGTTGCTGGGCACCAGGTGGTACTTGTCGATCAGACCCTGGATCTGATCCTTGGTCAGGCCCGCCTTGCTCAGCACGCCCACCAGCTGGTTCTGGTTGTTCTGGAGCGAGCGGTTGATGTCGTCGGTGGTCGCGCCTGCGTCCGCCATCGCCTGGGCCTGTCCGGCCCAGCTCTGCTGGCTCTGCTCCAGCACCTGGAGCACGTCCCGGCCGCGCTCGGTGGTGGTGTTGAGTTCGTGGTTGGTGTCGAACACCGCGCCCTTGGCGTTCTGCATCTGCGTCGTGAACCCGTCGATGGCGGTGCCGAACTGGGCGGCGTAGTCCTGGGCCTTCTGGAATCCGTTGTCGCCCAGAATGGCCAGGGAGTCGGCCAGCGCCTTGATCTTCTGGTCGGCGGTGGACGCCGCGGCGTTCATGACGTCGATGTCGGCCTTGAGCTGGCTGGTGTTGGACGACGCCGCCTGGGTGGAGTTCGAGTAGATGGCGACTTTTCCGGACAGCTGGTCAGCTGTGACCGCCGTGAGCCCCATACTGGCGGCCCAGTCGTTGTACTTCTTGAGGGTGTCGTCGACAACTTTTCTGTTGTCCTGCACCTTCTGGCTGAGATCGGCGATTTGGCTGGCGTTCTTGCCCGCCTTGTCACCATAGACGTCGGTGGTGTTGACGCTGTCTTTCTGCGCGGTCTGCAAATCACGCATACTGGTGATGTAGTCGTCATTCGCCTTGCGCATGTCGTCCATTTGCTTGCGCGTCTGCGCTGCCCTGGTGCCGCCCTGCTCCAGCGAGGCCGCCATCTTGTCGGACTGGTCGGCCAGATCCTGGGCGTGCTGGGCGTCCAGGTCCATCGCGGTGCCGATCAACGCCAGCCCGACGCCGATGTAGGGCAGCGAGTTGCCCACCTTGGTGAGGCCGCCCGCGATCTTGGTGGTGGTGTCGCCGAACACCGTGCCCTTGGTGCCGGCGTTCTCCAGCGCGGTGGCGGCGCTGCCGATCGGCTTGTCGAGCTTGCCGAGCAAACTGACGTTCATGTAGGCCGAGGCCGCGGTGCCCCCGAACACGCCCAGCAGCGACGACGCGGGTCCCAGCGCGCCGAGGAAGCCGTTCAGCACGGCCAGATCGGCCTGGATCCCACCACCGAGCGCGGGCAGCGCGGTGTGGGCGATGCCGGACACCGTGGTGCCGAAGGTGTTCAGCGTGGTCAGCATCGAGCCGCCCAGGCCGTGGGCGAAGGTGTCGGCCATGTCGCCGACCAGGTGGCCGACGGTGGTCTCCAGCGACGCCACGATCTGGCCGACCTGGCTGATCGAGGTGCCGATCTGGGTGCTGTGCTGGCTGACGTCGTTGACCATCTGGCCGGTGGCCTGGCCCACAGAGCGGGCCGCGCCGTCGACGCCGCTGAACACGGGGATCAGCCGGCCCGAGGCGCTGACCAGACCGGGCATCGCCTGGGTGGCCAGATCGCTGACCGAGCGGCCGAGCAGCACGATGTCCGGGCTGGTGTTGCCCAGCGCCTCGGTGATCTGCGGCTTGAGCTTCTGGAACCCACCCTCGATCACGCCCAGCGACTGGACGATGGGCTTCTCCATCTGGTCGCCCCAGGTCTGGGCGTCGGCCTTGAGTTCGGCACCGAATTCCGAGAACGACTGCTTGACCTGGGTGTTCTGCTTGGCCACCACGCCGGCCAGGCCGACCAGCCCGAGGCCGACGCCGCCGACCAGCGCCGCGCCGGCCGCCGCGCCGGCCAGTGGGGCGCCGGCCAGCAGCGCCGCGCCCAGCAGCGATCCGGCGTCGCTGCCATCCTTCTTGGCCTTGTCCTTGGCCGCCTTGCTGGCTTCGTCGCCGACGTCCTCGCCCGACTTGCGGGCAGGGGCCTTGCCGCCCTCACCGATGCCCTTGCCGAGCTGCTCGCCGACCTTCTTGCCGGCCTCGGTGCCGGTGGTGGGCGCGGTGGCCTTGGTGCCCTCCCCGACGCCCTTGGTGAACTCCTCGCCGGCCTGTTTGCCGGTGACGCCGAAGCCGTTGCGGATGACGTCGCGAACACCCGCGGTGTCGTCCCGGGCGGTGATCCTGATGACCACTTCGTTGGCCACTACTTGTCACCTCCCAGCGTCACGATCAGCTCCAGTTGCAGCAGTTCGGCGCTCTCCTCCAGCAGCGTCGACAAGGTGTAGCCCGGATACGTCTTCAGCAGCCGCAGAATGGTCTGCGCCCGAGTCAGCTCGCCAGGGCGGCGAAATCCACCGTCATCGGGATCAGGGACTCGTCCACCGTAGCGGGCCCAGTGTTCGAGTCGGCGTCTAAAGGGGCGGGGACGCCAGCCGTCCGGAACAGCCACGATTCCACGAGCCGAATGCCGAAGTCGTGATCCAGTGACAGAACGCCGTCCAGCGTCGCCGGCACGGGCTCACCCGTGGCCGGATCCTCGACGTTCCACTCCAGCAGTCGGCCGGCGAACAGCTCGTACAGCCCGCGCAGCCGCCGCCCCTGCTCGGCCTCGGGCAGCGTCGGGTCCTTGATCCAGGAGAGGTCGACGTGGTCCATCGCCTCGCCGACCGACGGGGGCCGGACCTTGACCTCCAACCCCTCGAAGTCGTCCCCCTCGAACTGGAGCACGTACACCGTGCGCTTCGGCCGGTAGCCCATTCAGATCACGTCCAGGTCGGGACCGCGCCGTCGGCGAGCGCCGCGGGCACGGTCCAGGTGAACGCGCCGCCCTGGGCGCGCTTGAGCTGGTAGTCGGTCAGCACGCAGTTGTTGACCAGCGTGCTGGTCACCGCGCCGACCGTGAGCGCCAGGGTGATGGCGCGGGTCACCGACGTGGAGCTCACGGTCTTGAACACGTCGTGGCTCTGGTTGGCCGCGTTGTTGAAAACGCCGTTCATCTGGAGGGAGTAGTCGGCGAGCAGCAGCAGCCGCTCCATCGCGAACTTGTCCACACCGGTGATGTCCTGCACGGCCCGGGGCAGCGCGTAGTTGAAATCGGTGATGTCGTTGCTGATGACCCGGTTGGTCGGCGTGGCATCCTGCACCGTCACCGAGTATCCGAGGCCGGAAGCCTTCGCCATGGTGATCGCCTTTCAGCTGGTGATGTCGTGGGTGATCCGCTCCATATGGGTGCGGAAGTCGTCCAGGAACGGATCGGGCCCGCTGTGCCGGCGTTCGACGTTGCCCCAGTGGTCGCGCACCTGGAACAGCGGGTTGACGGCCACGGTCCGCTGGTGCTCGGCGGCCTGGAAACACGCCTGGTGCGGACTGAACGCGAACACCACCATGCCCGGCGGCAGCGGGGTGAACTCCTCCAGCGGCTCACCGGGCTGCTTGTCGGCGTTGCGCTGCGCCGCCAGCGCGGCTCCCCGCTCGTTCCACTCGCCGCTGCTGTACTCGGTGAACGTTCGGCCGGACCCGCGCCGGATGTAGTCCGCCCGGCCGTCCTCGGCCGGCAGTGCGGTGTGCCAGCCGTCGCGCCAGCCGTTGCACTGCACCTCGGCGCAGGTGGCGCGCTCGTACGTGATGTCCGCGCTGATGCCGAAGTTGTCCTGTTCGGTGTAGGTGTTGTGCAGCAGCGTCGGCCGGTGATAGCCGCCGAGCTGGGCCCATCCGGGCGGAACGAGTGGCTCCATATGCTTCCCCTGTCTGTTAGAACGACACCGCTTGGGTGTTCTTGACGACGGACACGGCGAACTTCACCGAGGTGAATCCACCGGTGGTGACGGTGACGACGCGGACGTACTGGCGCAGGGTGGCGGTGCCGCCAACAGCCAGCCGCTGACCGAGCGGCAGCGTGGTCGCGCCGGTGATCTGGGGAAACGCCCCGCTGGCCACGTCGGCAAACGTGGTGTTGTCGGCCGAGTCCTGGAGTTTGATCGTGACGTCGGTGCCGCTGAACGCGTTGACGTGCAGGTAGGCCTGCCAGCCGAACGACGTCGACACCGAGCCGTTCCAGGCGGTGCCGTTGGTGGCCCCCGTGTCGGTGCGGAATCCGGCGGTGAGCGCGTTGCCCCACTCCAGGCCGAACCCGTTGGCCGCGCCGTCGACGTTGCCGATCAGGGAGCCGTCGTTGCCGCGTTTCCAGTCGTAGTCGATCTGCTTGGCCAGCAGGTGCGCGGCCGGGTTGCCGATGGCCGCGCCGTGCAGGTAGGACATCAGCCGGTCGGTGCGCGGCAGCGTGGACAGCGTCGGGTGCTCGGTGCCGCCGGTGGCGGCGTTGTTCCAGAACGGCGAGAACTTGATCGTGCCGTCGCGCTTGGCGAGGATCCGCTCCATCGCGAACTTGTTGATGCCGGTGACGTCCAAAGGGGCGGCTGGGCTGGCCAGCTGGTCCACCGCGCCGACGTCGCCGGACAGGTCGACGCCATCCACGTACAGCAGGTCGCCGAGACCTGAGCTCTTCGCCATCACGCACCGCCTTTCTGAGCCACATCATCGCTCACGGGTCGCCCGAATGCGGCCGCCTGGCCCGCCGTCGGCGGCTGGTCGGGGTGGTGTCTCCAGCAGACGCACACGCCGGCCACCGACACCTTGCCGAATCGCCAGCATTTCTTGACGTGGCAGTTGTGTTTGTAGGCGAACACCGCCACCGCGCCGAACATCGACAGGTCTGACCCGAAGCCGGACCAGAAGTTGAACCAGGGGCCGGTGCCGTTCAGCCCGAGGAAGTCGACAACCCACCCCATGGCGTCACCGAGCCTGTGTCCACACGTCGGCCAGCAGAATCGGCACCAGGATGTCCATGATGCGGTACTGCGCCGAGGCTTCAGGGGAACCGACTTTCATGTATCCGCATTTCGCCACCACGCCCTGGCTCTTTTCGCCCAGAAGATCGATGGCGTAGATGGATTCGGTGAACGTGAATCCCTCGTTGAATTTCCGCATGATCAGCGCGGTGGCATTGATGACTTTCGGGTCGACCACGTCCGGTGTCTGCTGTGCGGTGGAGAAGTACAGGCGGACGATGAATTGGACGCGCAGGGACGTGACGTTGGTTCCCGACAATCCGGCCACCGGGTCGATGGCGTCAGGCGCGGGGAACACCGCCGCCACGAAGTGGCCGACATTTCCGTCCAGCTCGAACGCCTGCACGGAATCGAACAGGGCCGTCTGCTCCAGGTAGCTCACGATGTCGTTGATGAGCGTCTCATAGGCGAAACCGCCTTCGGGCGCGGTCATGCGTTCATCCTGTCTATGAACCGGCGCAAGTCACCTTCGACGTACTTCAAAATGCCTCGGTTGAGCTTGGCGGTTTCCTTTTGGAACAGGTGATAGCCGGGGAACTGGGTCACCGGAGCGTTGCGGCTGCCGATACCCTCCAGCCACCAGGCGTACACCTTGCCCTCGCCGTCGATTTTCGACGCCCCGAAGGACAGCGGCTCGGCGTGCACGGTGCTCTCATACGCGCCGGTAGGCACCTTGAACGTGGAGAACATCGACGTGCGTAGTTCTCGCACACCCTGATCAGCCACGTTCATCGTCATGTCGCCCTGGAAATGGCGCATATCAGCGTCCCATTCCGCAGAGCTGAAGAACGGGCCACGAAATTCCACGTCGTTCATACGACTCGCGCCGCCGTCCGGATTCGGGGGCCACGGCGGTAGCGCTGTCGGACCTGTTTCCACAGCGCGTCGGCGGTGGTGACCTTGGTCATGCTGCCGCGCTCGATGACGGTGGTGTAGCCGGCGCGCTCCAGGCCGAAGGCGCGCAGTGTCTCGGCGATGGCCAGGGTCTGCACAGGCGTGGGCACCTGGTGCACGTTGATCGGCGCGTTGACGGCGTGGGTGGCCGCGGTGGTGCCGAGCGCGCCGCGTAGCAGCGTCACGCCGCGGTTGGCGTAGACCGTGGCCCCGCTGGTGTGCGCGGCCAGCGCCGAGCCCTCCCACGCGCGCTTGACGACGGCGTTCGAGCCCGCCACCGCGGTCACCAGCATCTCCTCGGCGTCGATCAGCAGCACCTCGCCTTTGGCCACGGTGCCGGCGGACAGCGCCACCAGCGTCGCGTTGCTGTTGGCCGTCAGGTTGGCCTGGAGCGTCAGGGCGCTGTCGGCGAACGTCTTGTCCGTGATCACGCACCGCTCGGTGTCCACCCGGATCACCGAGCCGACGCCGACGGCCGTTCCGTTGGACACCACGGCTGTGGTGGTTGTGGTGCTGTTCAGGGCGGACAGCGTGCCGCCGGTGGTCTCGCGGATCGGGCAGGCCATGAACACGCCGCCGACGGCCACGGCGCGCTGGTAGGTGTCGGTGGAGCTGAACGTGGCGTTGGACGCCAGGTTCGTCTCCAGGTAGTTGAACGGCGCGGTGCTGTCGTCGACGCCGTTGCGGGCCAGGATGCCGGCGGTGATGTCGACGCCGCCGGACACGACGCTGGTGGGCTGCGCGGCCAAGTCGTTGCCGTCCAGCCACAGCCGCCAGGTGATGCCGAACTGGTGCGGCAGCCAGTCGAAGTACCGGAGGTCGGTGACGGGCCAGAACGAGCCGTCCGGCCGTTTCATGTCGGCGTCGATCAGCAGGCTGGACGACTGGATCTCACGGTCGATCTGGCTGTCCACCCAGCTGGGGGCGGTCACGTTGATGGCCTGCTTGACCTGCTCCCGCGTGCAGTACATCGGGTCCACGTCGGCCGCCCTCCCTTCCTCAGCTGCTGCCTACCGCCGGGTAGGCGTCGTCCGCGGTGCCGTCCCAGCGCCAGCCGCAGAACGGGCAGTAGATCTCGTCCTCGGGCCCAGCCTTTACTGGGGTTCCGTCGTGGGGGCAGGCTTGGGGGTGGGCTTGCCGCCACTCTTCGCGGGTTTCTTGGGCGTACCGGAAGATGTTGAGGGCTCCGTACCACCCTGCGCCGTCGGGTTGGCTGATGGCTGCTCACCCTCTCCGCTGTCCGGCTGCTCGGCGTCGTCTGTACGTACGTCCGTTCCGGCGCCCTCGGCGTCGACGTGCGTGGTGGTGTGCACCGTGACCGGGTTGCCGTCGTCGTCGAAGCCGGTCAGCACGACACCGTCAGGGTCGGCGAACAAACCGGGGAACGTCTCGGCGTGCGGGTTGTGCGCGGGTTCGGGGTGCGACATGGTCTCTACCTTCCGTGTCGGCTGCCACCTGGAACGCCGCACGGACAGGGGGTACGCGCGGCGAACCGGACGGCAGTCGGGGACGTGCCGTCAGAACAGGAGCGGCTGGAGATTGGCCGGGCCGAAGCGCTCGGACAGGTCCGCGGCCACCATCTGGATGTTGGCGGTGCGAGCGACGGCCACGGTGGCGATGTCGACGCTGACGTAGTCGTAGCCGGGCAGCAGGCTCGGCACGTGCAGTTCCACCAGGGCGATCACCTGCTTGGTGGCGTACGTCGCGCCGGCCAGCGTCAGCGTGCCGTCGGTGGCGGCGTTGGCCACGTTCGCCCACGTCTCGGTGTTGGCCAGCAGCGTGGCCGACTTCACCCAGGCGTGGTCGGCCACGTACGGCTGGGCCGAGCCGCCCGAGCTGGCCTGCCACTGGTTGATCGTGAGCACGACGTTGGCCGTGCCCGAGGCCGCCGCGCCGAGCTCCACCAGGAAGTTCGGGTTGTTGAAGTTGCGGACGTTGGTCCGCTTGCCCGTGATGGCCGTGGTGGACAGGTCGGCCGAAGTGCCGACGAAGCCCACATCGAACGCGTATCCCAGCTTGAACACGAGAGTGCCTCTCTTTCAGTTCCACCCGAATGGGCCTGGAACGGGTCCAGGCCGACGACGCCGACCAGCGCCGCCGGCCTGGGGGATCAGTGCGCCAGCGCCACGTACGGGCTGAGCTTCACGCTGGAGTTGTTGTGCGGGGTGATCGGCACCGGGACCCACGGCCGGCCGTCAACGCGCTCGATGCAGCGGAACGCGGTCTTGTCGGTGCCGAACAGGTAGTCGGTGCTGGACTCGACCTGCATGATCTGCCGGTCGCCGACCAGGTACTCCGAGAAGTCGACGAACATCACGTCAGTGGTGCCGCCGGTCGGAAAGCCGAGCGGGCCGATCTTCTCGGTGAAGATCACGGGCCGGCCGAGGATCGTGGGCACCGGAGCGCCGGTGGCGTTCTGGAGCCAGATCATCACCGGCACCGGGATCGTGCCGCCGCCGCCCGAGTTCGGGATGAAGTAGAGCTCGGCCATCTCGGCGAAGGCGTCGTGCGACATCACCCAGACGGCGTTGGGGATCGAGCTCGGGTACATGGCCTGGTACATCGCCACCAGGTCCTCGTACCGGATGTGGTTGGTCGTGGTGCGCGACACCGACACCACACCCGCGCCGTTGGCCACGCCGAGCGGCTGGGTCACACCGTCGCCGGTGAGGAAGCCAATGTCCTCGAACCAGGTGATGCCCTGGGGGAACTTCGCAGCGAACCAGGACATGAACGCCGGGGCGTCCATCATCAGCTCGTTCGGGATGCCGGCGTAACCCATCAGCTTCTTGGCGTCCAGGGTGACCTGGCCGAACTTGGCCGAGCTGTCGATACCCGGACCGCCTTCAGCCGTCCAGAAGAACTGGAGACCACCGAAGATCGAGCTGACGCGGGAGCGCTCGTCGACGGCCGGGATCGGCACCTTGAGCGAGTCCATCTGGATGACCGTGGCGCGCTGGCGCACGATCGATTGCGGCAGCGCCAGCTGGAGGATCTCCGAGCGCAGCACCTCGGGAATCAGGAACCCGCCGTCGCTGGGCACGATCGAGCCGTAGCTGTTCTGGATGTCCTGGTGCTTGGCCAGCGACGCCAGCAGGTCCGAACGGCCCGGCACGTTCCATTGGGACTTCGCGTCGGCGTTGATCGCGGCGAAGAACTGCCAGGTGTCCTTGAACTGGCCGTCGACCTTCGCGCCGAGGGCGGACTTGTTGTGCAGCTCGCCCTTGCCCTTGAGGTGCGCCACCAGCCCCATGGACTGCTTCTTGGCGTCCAGCTCGGCCAGCATCTGGCCCGGCTTGAACCCCTTCGGCAAGTCCTGGCCGTGCTCGTTGAGGAACTCGATGAGCTCCAGTTCCTTCGCGGCCAGGGTCTCGGACGCCAGCACCTGGCCGGCCTTGGTCTTGGCGTGCGCGGCGGCGTAGTTCTCGCCGAAGTTGTGCAGGAACCGGCCGAACTCCGCCGGGTCGTTGCTGATCTTGTTCCGGATGTCCTCGGTGAGGTAGGTGCCGAGTGCTTCCGGGGTGGTGGGAATCGCCGTGGTCATCCCTTGTTCCCTTCGGTCCACGCCGACGCGAATGCCGCGGCGTCCCATTCCGTCTTCTGTTCGGCCGGCGTGGTGTCGGCCTTTGCCGTGATGGTAACCGGCGCGTTCGCGGACTGGCGGCCGTCGTACTTGTAAAACGACATGTTCCAGTCGCGCTTCTGTTCGGCGATGCTGGCCGTCGTGCCCGTTTCGCCGATGTGGTCGGCCAGGCCGGCGTCCAGCGCCTCCTGGGCGCTGTACCACTGCTCCCCGCGCATGACGTTGCGCCAGTCCTCGGCGGTGCCGCCGGCCTTGTCGGCGTACATCGACGCGATGCTGTCGGACAGCCGGTCGAGCAGCTGCTGCATCTCGGCCATGTCGGCGGCGTTGCCGCGGCACATGCCCATCGCGTCGTGGATCATGAGCTGGCTGTTGGGCATCATCGTGAGCGAGTCGGCAGCCGCGGCGATGAAGCTGGCGGCGCTGGCGGCCAGGCCGTAGTTCACGGCGTTCACCGTGGCCGGGTGCGCCCGAAGCAGGTTGGCGATGGTGACGCCGTCGAACACGTCTCCGCCGGGCGAGTTGACCCGCAAGTGGATGACCGGCGCGGTCACGGCCTGGAGCTGCTGGGCGAACTCCGAGGCGGTGACGCCCCAGAAGCCGATCTCGTCCATCAGGTCCAGGGTGGCTTCCTGGCCGGTGGTGTTGCTGAATCGGAACCACTGTCCGCCGTTGCTGGCCAGCTGCATCCGCGGGGCGTGCTGGCGCACCCGGTCCTCACTGGACAGCATCCCGATAGCGGCCGCGTGGTTCCAGAATGCCTTCAAATCGGCACCCATGGAATCACCCGCTTTCCTGTTGTAATCGTTCAGATGCGCCTGAAGATGAGAACGCACCCCCGCTTTGTCGCCGTCCGGAATACTTGATCCCGACAACCGAGCCAAACCGTTCCGGCATCCCGGAATATTCGCCGGCCCACCGTCGCTCTTGTGGTGCGGGAATTTGTAACCACTCTTCTCGTCGCCTGCGCCGTCTTCCTGCCACGCATGACAGTAGTGCAGTACCGACTTGGAATTGGGCATGGCCGCCACAGCGGCGGGACCGTCCCACGGCTCATTCACCGTGGACGTGTGGTGCACACCGATCGCAGGCATTACGCCGCCGCCTTTCGCCAGACGCCGACAACAAGTCCGCGGCACCGGTCACGGCCCAGGCAGTCGATGTAGCCGCGGACGGGGTAGTACTCGAACACCTTGGCCACGTCACCGGAGTTGACGTCGCCCAGCAGCGTGCCGTGGATCTCGTGGCAGGGCTCGCAGGTGTTGGTGTCGTTGACCTCGGACGCGTACAGGTACACGTCGTCGACATCGAGCAGCGTCGCGATGCGGGCGGCGTTGCCCGCGCCGTGCAGCAGCGCGCCGAGCACGTACTGGGTCTGGGCGTCGGTGAGGTTGGCGGCGTGATCGTGCACCAGCTGCTGGGTGTGCGGCACCGAGCTGCGCGGGCCGTGCACTCGGGCGGCCTCGCTGCCCAGCGACGTGGCCAGCTGGCTGGCCAGCAGCTGCACCGCCACCTCGGCCTCGGCGTCCAAATCGGCCTCGCTGGGCACGTGCTGAGTGACGGCCGGTGCGCCCTGCGCGTCCAGCTCGGCGGCCACCAGGCCGGCGCTGGTGCCGGCGAACGCGGTGGTGGCCGAGGTGACCAGGCGGCGGCCGGCGTCCAGGCTGGGCAGCTTCAGCCGGCCGAGGCCACGCCGGTCGCCGGCGTGCAGCACGCGTCCCACCTCGCCCACGAACCAGCTGGACCACGCCGCCTTGATCGACTCCCAGCCGGCCAGCAATCCGGTCAGCGCCGCGCCAAACGCAGCAGCCACAGGCGCGACGTCGACGGACTCAGCCGCGACCGGATCCTTCTGCGCGATGGCGTCTATACGCACGTATGTTCCGGCGCCGGTCACAGGTCACCCCAGCTGGGCGCGAACTGATCGACGAACGCCTGCACCGCGCGGCGGCCGGGCAGCGTGGCCATCAGCTCGGGCAGGCTCTGTACCTTGGCCTGCTGAGGGTCGGTCTGCGGCGCGTTCTGGGCCGGCCCCGGAGCGCCGACGTAGCGCATGGCCGCCATCGACAGGCTGGCCAGCACGTCATCGGGGTGGTAGCCGGCGGCCACCAGCTCGGCGGCGGCGTGCGCGTTGGCCGCGGTGGTGGCGGCATCGGCCTGCCAGTCCTCAGGGACGATGTTGTCGAAGTCGAAGCAGAACGTGCCATTGGCCGCCGAAGTGAACATCGGGAGAAAGAAGCAGTTCAGCGCCGCCCGCCACCGCCGGCCCTTGTTCACGATGGTCCACTTGGTCCACGTGTATTCAGCAGCCTCGGCGTTGGCACGGTTCACGTCTTCAGTGACGCCGATGATGCTCTTCGGCGTGCGGTAGCCCTCGTAAATGGCGTTCCGATCATCCTGCCGCATCGCGGTGAACTGCATGTCTTTCAGCGACACGTCGTTCTGAATCCACTTGCCGCGCTCCAGAATAGCGACACGATGCGCATTGCGGACGCCGCGGTGCTGATCTGCCCACCGCTCGGACAGCTCATTCAGTTCCCGCTCCGGAATGATCGACTCTTCGTCCAGCTCGATGATGCCGCCGGGATTCGCGCCGTTCTTGAAGAAATTCCGGCGATATTCCGAGGTCATATGCGCGGCTTCAAGGTCGGTGAGCAGCGGTTTGGCCGGCGACATGCCGCCGAGCGGGTCGTTCGGGTCCGGCACCTGGATCGGGATGACCTCGTCGAAGCCGAGCGGAATGTAGCTGCCGTCGTCGCAGACGTAGGCGTAGCCGGCCAGGTAGAGCTCAGGGTGCGGGATCGGCACGATACGGGTGCGCGGCACGGGCCACAGCGAGGTGGGGATGCCGGCGGTGCGCGCCGCCACGATGTAGGACAGCCCGGTCAGCTCCACCAGTAGCTGGCTGTACTCCACAAAGAACTGGGAGTGCATGAACGGGTTCGGCCGGTTCCACAGCCGAAGCGCGGCGTGGTCCTGCACTTCCTTGCGCGGGTCGGGCCCGCTGATCCGGCCGCGACCGGTGCTGGTCTGGAACAGCCGCCACGTCAGCCCGCCCACTGCTTCGGCGTTGAGCTGCGCCGCGGTGTAGAGCGGCGTCGACTTGCCGTACTGATCCACCTGGCGGCCGACGTCGTTGCGCGCCCCGCGCAACATCGGCAGCGAGCTGCCGCGCTTGGCCGTGATCGGCACCGGTGGCCGCTCGCCCTGGGGGAGCACCGGTGCCGAGGCGGCGAACACCCGGCGTGCCAGCTGGCTACCGAGCGACCTCACCGCCATTGCCGTCCTCCCCGCGCGTGATGTAGTCGAGCGCGAAGAATGAGATGCCGACGGCGACAAACCCCGCGATCTGATGCCATTGGAACATGGCGTAGTCCACCGAAGCCAAACCGGCGCACTGAAGCACCACCGAGCGGATGTCCGCGGCACGCCGCCGGCCGAGTCGACGAAGCCGGTCGCCGAGTTGCGCCGCCCGAGCAACACCGCCCTGCGCCGCCACCACACCGAGCTCGGAAACGCTGGCCACCATCGCTATCGCCTCGCCTTCTTGATACCCGCGGTGACGCGGTCGACCTTGGCCACCACGTAGCGCATGGCGTCCATGCCGTGATCGTTCTCTTTCAGCGGCACGTCCTTGCTGACCTTGCCGTCGGGCTGGTCCCAGACGTAGCTGGTGATCTCCTCCAGTGTGCAGGTGGGCTTGCCCGCGTCACGCAGCGACTGGTCGAGCTTGGTCCGCGCACCCTGGAGCAGGTAGAGCCGCGGCCGGCCGTCGCCGGCGAGCTTCAGCCGGGACTGCACCGCCTCGATGCCCGGCTTGACCCACTTCACCGCGGACACCGTGCTGTAGCCCCAGTGCTTGCGGAAGGTGGCCCGGTCCTCGGCGTCGTGGTCACAGATGATGTACCAGGGCATGGGCTCCTGTTCGACCATCTCGCCGGTGCGCGGGTTCTTCTTGAGCACCTGGCGCTTGAGGTCGCGGACGTGATCCTCCACCAGGCGCTGGGTCATGTACTGCTCCCGGTACAGGTACAGCCGGCCGTCGTCGTCGCGGGCCCAGCGCTGGATCACCGTGGGGTTGGTGAACCCGAAGTCGATCGACCAGTAGCGCTCCCAGTGCCAGGGCAGGCCGGCGGCGCACAGCCGGGTGTCGGGCCACCCGCCGTGTAGCGCGGCGATCTCGGCCAGGGTGGGGCTGTGAACGGCGGCGTCGAACGCCTCATAGACCTGGCCGTCGGTGGCCACCCACTTGCCGTCGCGAAGCCGGGCCAGCCGGACTCCGGTCAGCGCGTCCAGCCGTGCCATGTACTCCACGCCGTAATCGGGTGTGAGCTGGCCGTCACGGGTGTAGATCCGGGGGTTGTCCTTGTGCCGGGACTCGACCAGGTGCACGGTGCCCGAGTCGGCCAGCTGCTTGAGCCAGTGCGTCGGGGCGTCGGGGTTGGTGTCGGCGATCAGCTGTTGAAACGACACGCGGCCGTTCCGCAACCGGGTGTCGAGCTGCTCCCAGTCGGTGATGGTGAGCTGGGTCGCTTCCTGGATGTAGATCACGTCGTACTCGGTGGACATGATCCGGCCAGGGTCGTTCATCCCGCCGATGGCGATGAACGAGCCGCCCTTGAACCCGCCGTTGGGTCCGTTGGCGTAGCGGTAGCCGGCGGGGTCGGACTTGCTGCCGCCGAAGTAGTCGACCAGGCCGGTGGCCAGCGACTCGGTGGCCACGTGCTGCTTCCACGTGACCAGTGCGGTCGAAGCCAGGTCCGCGGCCACCTTGCGCACGATCAGCCCGCGCATCCCGGGGTTGAGCAGCGCCATCAGGTGCAGCTTCTCCAGGCACGCCCGGGTCTTGCCCGTGCCGGCGGGCCCGGACAGCAGGATGCGCGGTCCGCGGTAGCCGAACAGTGTCTTGGCCGCGCCCCACGGCTCGTACTGGTGGGTAAGGATCTTGGCCGGCGATGGGGCCAGATCGACGGGAATCACCGTGGATCCCCAGAGCCGAGCAGCGAGCGGCACCGCCCGTCGTGGCCGGTGTCCAAGGCACAGCGCGTCATACCGACCTCTCGCGCACAGCGGCCGGACAACTCGGGCGGAGCGAAGTGGTCGGCGCTGCGCAGCCACCATGCGGATCGGTCGACACCGTCGGCGGGCTGCTGCGTGGTGGTCACCGTCGGTCCAGCCACGCCCAGGTGCTGGCGGTCCAACGCCACACCGACTTCGGTTGGAAGTTCGTGATGATCTTCAACGCGTGGTCGGGGTAGCCGATGGCGGCCACCACGACGGCCAGCCACGCCAGCGTGCCGAATGGGCCACAGAGGCCGACCAGCACGACGGTGGCCAGCAGCGCCAGCACAGCGACGGTCAGCCCGCGGGTGAGTGTCACGGCGACGTCACCTCATCCCAGGTCTGGCCGCACACGCAGGTGTGGCTGCCGTCCAGGTCGGTCTCGGTGGTCTTGCAGTAGTGCACACACTGGGTGCCGTCGTCCAGGTTCTGCACCAGCGCGGCGTTGCACACGCCCTCAGCCTCGGACCGAGGGCAGGCCGGCAGGTCTTCCATCCGCGACTGGCGTGGACGCAGCAGCTCGGCCAGCTGCGCCATCGCGGCTTCCTGCCGACTGGCCGGCGCGGGGAAGCCAGGCTCAGGGCCGAACGGCGGCCCGCTCTGTACGGACGTCTGTTCGGGCGCCTGTTCGTCACTCCGCGTCACTTCAGCGCCTCCGGATCCACGCCGACCACCTGGAACTTGATCTCGGCGTCCATGGTCACCTGCTGCTTGACCGGCGCGTTCTCGCCGTGCAGCTGCGACAGCTGCGCCTCGATCATGCGCAGCTCACGGATGGCCGCGACCCGGGGCGCGTCGTCGTGCAGCGGGTCTCCGGTCTCCGGATCGAACATGACCTTGCCGTTGTTGACCACGATGTGGTCCCGGTCCAGGATCTCCTGGGCCCGCCGGCGCAGCTCGGCCAGCCGCTCGCCGCGCTCGGCCCGAAGCGCCGACAGCTGGGGCGAGATGATGGCCTGGAGCCCGCGCTGCCACTGCTGCCGAACAGCCTCATCCGATGGGGGGCTGTCTCGATGGCCCGGCCACTCGCCGGCCTCCCACATCACCCGGCCGATCTCGGCCCACTTCAGATCGTCCCGGCGCAGCTCGATGATCCGGGCGCGCGCCGTCGCCGCGTCCGCCGCGTCGTCCCAGCGGGGCACCTGATCACCTCCGGTCACCAAGAACAGCATGGTCCCAGCCGTCAACTTGCACAGGGTAGCAAGAAGGGGCACCAGGTGCGTCCACCCGATACCCCTTCTTGCATCACCGCAGGTCAGACACCATCTTCGCCGCGGTCCTTATTGGCCTGGTCGATGTCCTTCTGCCGCTGCTCGTGCCGCTTGGCCTGAGCCTGCTTCGCCTGCTTGTCCTGCGGCCCGGCGGGCTCGATCTCGTCACGCCTACCCATGATCTCCTCCAGGTGATCGGTCTACATCTGGTCATCGCCGGCGGCGGCCTCGGCGTTACCTTCGGGCACCACCCGCCACTGGCTGGCCTTGATCTGCTCCAGCTTGGTCTGGCTGTAGCGCACCAGCGGGTAGCCGCCGTCGGTGCGGTCGAAGATGAAGACCGTGCCGTCGGGCAGCTTGCCCTTCTTGCGCCGGTAGTGCAGGGCGCGTTCCCCGATGCCGAGGAACGCCGCCGCCTGGCTACGCGTCAGCATGTCCGGATCGTCCGGGCTGTCGGGGAACACGTCCATGTTGCAAAGACTAGCACAGAGGTGGCATCACCCGCTGTGCCAGCTTCGGGCCGGCGGGCCGCCCGCCTCGGCGGTGATGGCGATGTCGCCGAGCTGGCGGGTCATTACCCCCAGCAGCGTGTCCAGGCCGAGCTGGGCCTGATCCTGCGGCACCATCGCCACGATCTCGTCATGCACCGGCATGAGCACACCACCGCCGAAACTGGCGTCGTCCCACTCCAGCAGCGCATCGGCGAGCAGTTCCCGCGCGGTGCCCTGGATCAGGTAGTTCGGGGCCTTGTGCGGCAGCTTGGGGTCGAGGTGGATGACCCGGCCCGAGTAGGTGCGCCACTGCCGCAGGCCGGTGCGCACGCCCTGCTTGATCTCCTCGGACCACGCGGCCAGCCGCGGGGTGAGCGCGCGCAGCGCGTCGACGGCGGCGGCCACGATCTCCACCGAGACGCCGGACTGCTTGGCCAGGGTCTCGAACCCGCCGCCGTAGATGTAGCCGAACACGATGCGCTTGGCCAGGGTGCGGTTCTCGTCGGCCAGCGCCTCGCCGAACACCTGGGCGGCGATCATGCGGTGGATGTCCAGGCCCTGCTCCAGCACCGAGCGCAGCACGGGGTCCCCGGACAGCGCCGCGGCCACGCGCAGCTCCACACCCTCGAAGTCGGCCGAGACGATGGCGAACCCGGCGTCAGCCAGCACGCACTCGCGCACGCCGCCCTTCTTGCTGATCTGCTGCATGTTGGGCCGAACGCAGCTCATGCGGCCGGTGTCCGCGCCGAGGGTGTAGACGGTGGGCCGGACCCGGCCGTCGCCGCGCTCCACGGCGATCAGCCACGGCCGCAGGATCAGCTTCAGCAGGGTGTCGTGGTGCCGCCAGTCCAGCACCAGCCGTGCGGCGGCCTGTGCGGGCCCTGAGCGCTCCGCAAGGGTGTGCAGCACGTCCTTGGCCGTCGACGGAGCGCCGCCCGGCGTGTGGGGCAGCGAGACGCCCATGCGGGTGAACGCCTCGCCGAGCTGCTTGGGGCTGCCGGGGTTGTCGATGCCGAGGGCGGAGCGGACCTGCTGGCGCAGCTGCTGCTCGGCGGCGTCGTGGTCGTCGTGCTGGCTGCGCACCAGCGCGGCGTCCAGCGGGAAGCCGAAGGTGGCGGCGGGGGCGACGATGCGCTGCACGCGCTTCTCGCGCTCGTGCACGGCCGGATCGGGGGCCGGCGTGGTCAGCGCCAGCAGCGCGCCGTCCAGCACGTCGGAGCAGGCGTAGCTGATCATCGTGGAGCTGCGCTTGTCCACCTGGAGCCAGCCGGACTTCTCCGCCGGCGTGGTGGGCTCGGTCTCGGTGAGCCAGCCCGAGGCCGTGAACAGGGCCTTGCGGCGCTCCTCGGCGGCCGGCGAGGTGGCCTGCGCGCCGAGTCGGACGGCGCTGGCCGCCTTGAGCGCCGGGTTGCCGCCGCCGCCGCTGGGGTCGGCCAGCTTCTCCCCGATCACCGTGTCGTCCATCTTGGCCCACAGCTCGGCGTGGGTGGCGATGCCGGCGTGGTGCAGCGCGGGAATGTCGGCGTGGGCGTTGTGGGCGTGCAGCACCTGGGCGCGGCCCAGCGCCGCGGTGGCGACGGCACAGCACGGTGTGCAGTCGGCGTCCAGGTCCACGGCCAGCACCCGGGTGCCGAGCTGGACGGTCCGCAGCGCGTAGTCGGGGTGCCCGATCGGATAGCCCGAGGTCTCCACGTCCACGGTGAGGTGGCCGTCGCTCTTGGCCATCGCGTCGGTGAGCAGGGGGCCGACGTGCACGTGGTCGACGTGGCGGGGAGTCGGGGTGGTGCGCCGGACCACGGCGGGCAGCTCCACGGTCTCGCCGGCGAGCTCGGCCACCCTGGCCGCCTTCTCCGCTGCCTTGCGCGCCTGCACCGGGGTGGGCTCGCCGGGCTGTCGCCGAGTCCGCTTGGGCTTCGCCGGGGGCTCGGGCTCGGCCGACTTCTCGGTGGCTTCCCGCTCCTGACGGCGCAGCGAAGCGTAGTTCGCACTTAGGGGAGCCTTACTATGCTGCCGATGTACGGACGTATGTACCGGCGCCAAGCCGGATGACGGGTCCGCCGAATCACCCGTCATGGCGAGTTCGCCCTGGTCAGATACCGAGTTGGCGGAATCGACTGACGGATCGCTGACTGGCTCCGGTATTCCCGAGTTATATGTACTTACTTGATTAAGATGATGATGAAAAGTTACTGGCGAACCATCCATCACATCCGTCATCTCATGATCAACTTGGGTGCTGACCTGCGAAGACGGGATGACTGATCCAGACTCGGCATCAGTCACGGATGTGTCATCACCCGTCATCGTCTTCCCAGCGGCCGGAACCGGTTCCGGAGCCGGTCCGGTGAACCAGTTCCCACCCGGGTTCTGCTTGAGCTCCAGGTGTCGGTACCGGGTCTCCGCGGTTCGGGTGAGCCCCACACCGGCCTTGGTCAGCCGTCGGCCGAAGTCCACCGATGAGAGCACCGCGCGCCGGCCGAACGCCGGGTGGTTGCGGAACCAGACGGCGAAGTCGTTGTGCAGCAGCTGCGCCGGGGTGCCGGGCTCGGCGGCCACCGTGCGCTCGTCCATCCACAGTCGGACCGGGTCCTGCTCGCGGACCATGGTCTCCACCAGCTCGGCCACCGCGGCCGGCGTGGCCGAGGGGGCCAGCGTGGCGGAGTCGGCCAACCACGCCGAAGCCCGGCGCATCATCGCGGCCAGCACGCCGGGCGCTTCCCGGGCCCAGGCTCCGCTGATGGTGTCCCCGGCGACTTCGCCCAGCGCCGCTCTAGCACGACTGACCTGATCGGGGTCGCCGTCGCAGGCGATCACCCGGGCCCGGTCGCGCAACGCGTCGTCGGTCAGCTCAGGCGCGTCGTTCTGCATCAGCACCAGCGTGTGTGTGGAGTCCCAGGTCACCGGATCCCGACGCATCTGGTTGCCGGTCATCCGGCCGCCGCCGGTGAGCAGCTTGACCCGCTCCACCTTGTCCCGGTGCGTCGGCGCGGGCTCGTCGATATAGGCCAGCCGCAATCCCTTGAGGCTGTAGACCACCGAGCCGTGGGCTTCCGGGGCCACGATCAGCTTCTGGTCGGCCGGGCCGCCGTAGGTGCCCAGCAGGTTGCACAACAGCGCCACCACCTGCGTCTTGCCGCGCCCGGTGTCGCCGTAGAGCACGGGCATGATCCGCGGGCTGTGCCCGGTCAGGCCGACGGCCAGCACGCGCAAGGCCCACTCTCGAATCTCGGCATCCGGCCACACCGCGGCCACGAAGGCGTCCCACAGCGGCGTGGGCCCCTCCACCGGCTCGAACCGGGCGGAGTGGGTGTGCGGGGTCAGCGGGTCCACACCGTCGGCCAGCGCGCACGTGCGCAGGTCCCACGGCCGGCCCCCCGCCCACAGAATCGCCGGGTCGGCGTCCAGCTCGGACAGCCGCACGTGGTTGGGATGGCTGCCGGCCGCGGTCAGTTCCCGGATCTTCTTGGCCACTGGGGCCGACCCGGCCGAGGAGTGGAAGCGCTGGTGCCGCCAGCCCTGCCAGTGCTCCGCGGTGCGCTCGGACGGGTCCTTGGGCACCGGCCGCGCGCCGTAGGGCATCCGCACGGCCACCTCGGTCACCGCCCAGCCCGAGGCGTCGCGGGTGATGGTCTGCCAGCGTTCCGGGCCGCGGACCAGCCAGCTGCCGGATTCGGAGTCCATCCGCAGGTTCGGGTAGAGCTCGGCCAGCACCGACTGGGCAAGGCCGTGGTCGGTGTTGTCCTCGGCCGGGTCGAACACGTCAGCCAGCCGGCCGTGCGAGCGGACGTGCTCCAGGGAAGCCAGGGCGCGCGGCGGCAGCGCCGGCTGGCCGGCCGACCCCGCGGCGTACCCGCTGTCGTCCCAGACCTTGAACGGCCGGCGCTGCCCGTCGGCCAGGCCGTCGCGGATCCACCGCGCGTCGTCGGCGTCTGGTTCGTTGCCCCAGGCCCGGCCGGCGGCGTCTTCCAGCCCGCTGTACGCGGTGGCGGCGTCCAGCACGCCGGCGGCCACGTAGCCGCCCAGGGTCAGCGCGGCGCGCATGAGCACGTGCCGGTAGCCGGACCCGGGCGTGGCCGGGGCCGAGGCGGCGGCCAGCTCCCGGGCGATGGCGGCGCGGGCCGCGGTGAGGCTCTGCGGCGGCCGGGCCATGAACTGCGACCAGCCGTCGGCGTGCTGCTCGCCGGGGACGGCCGGCGGCATCGGCCGTTCCTGCCGCTCGGCCAGCGCGCTCACCCAGGTCTCGGGCAGGAACGGCAGATCCGCCACCAGCGGTAGCTCGCCGGGCGCGGCCGAGGTGAAGTCGGGGCGGTACCAGGCGTAGACGCCGCCCTCGGGATGCACCGACGGCGCGGCCACGATGTAGCGGTGGTGATGCTGGAGCACGTCGATGCCGAGGCCGGCCTTGCCGCGCAGCGTCACATCGGCCTGGGGCAGCCGGTAGAGCCACACCCGCGCCGGCGAGTCCGCGCCGCGGGAGGTGGAGCTCCAGGTGGCGGGCAGCGGACCCAGCTCGGCCATCAGCTCGGCCAACGTGTCCGCGCCAGGTTTGCCGTCGTAGTGGTCGACGTCGATGCCGACCACCCCGGCGGGCAGCCGCAGGCCGATGTAGGCCGGGCCGGCCTGCGCCCAGGCGAGCACCTGGGCGATCTCGGGCGTCGCGCCGCCGGCCCCGGTGAAGCCTTCCGGCGGCGGGAACTTCGCGCCGAGCGGGAGCGGCAGGGTGCCGGTCCACCCTGCCTGGATGTACATGCCGGCCTGCGCGAAGGGACTGGTGCTGCTACCGTGCACAGTGCTTGACCTTTCGTAGTGCGGTGGTGTTGCTGCTCGGCCACCGGGTGCGGCGGCGAGGTCGGGCGAACACTCCTCCAGGGTGTAGGGACCCCCACCGGCGACGCGGTGGGGGTCTTTTCTGTTGGCAGGACTCGGACTCTACGCCTCAAACGTCCAGTTTCCACGACCAAGTGGAAACAAGTTGCAAACCCCTGCACACCAGCGTAGCGTGGCGGCCATGACCCAGACGACCGACACCCTGGACCGGGCCCGGATCGAGGCCCAGGCCGACGCGGTGAACTACGCGGGAGCGCGCTTCGTGCTGGAGCCGTTCGAGACGCCCGACGGCGAGAACGCCGACCCGGTCACCGGCGCGGTGCCCGTGATCACCATGTGGGGCGTGTTCGACACCGAGCGCCGCGACGACGGGCGGGGCGGGATGGTGTGGCTGCCCAAGGCCCTGAGCACCACGCAGGCCGGTTTCCAGGCGGCGCGTGACGAGATCGCCGCGCTCGGCCTGCTGTCCGACGTGCGCTCCGAATTCGTCGCCGAAGCGATGCGCGTGTGGGACGCCGCCCACGAGCAGCCGCCCCAGCCCGTGCACACCGTGATCCGGCTGGACCAGCTCACCACCGACGCCGACCCGGCCAACCGGCCCGACCGGCTGCGCCAGCTGGCGGCGATGTACGACCAGGCCAAGCGCGCCGCCGATGAGGCCGCCGCGGCGCTCAAGGAGATCACCGACGGCATCAAGGCCGAGGTGCGCCGGCTGCACCCGGAGTCCGAGGACTTCACCATCACCTCGGGCGCGCTGGCCCACCCGCTGACGCTCCAGCGTGTGGTCAGCCGCCGGTTCGACACCGCCGGGGCCAAGCGGGTGCTGACCGCCGAGCAGTACGACTCGCTGTGCAAGGACAGCGAGGCCTGGGTGCTCCGGGCCAAGAAAGGCTGACCGAGTGGACGCCACGACGTTGGCCGCCGAGATCGCGAACGCGCTGCACACGACATGGTGCACGCCCGAGTGCGACTCCTGGGACGGTCGAAACTGCGAGAGTTACTACGCCGATGAGACGGTCGAGTCGGCCACCGCTGTGATGGCCGTGGTCCGGCCCTACCTGACCCTGGAGGACTGATGGGAAACAAGATCAGCTACGCCAGTTCGCGCCGGGGGCACGCCGCCGCGATGAAGCATTCGGCCTGGAGCCGCAAGCCCGGCCGTGTCGACTACTCGGGCGCGACGCGCAGCCGCGACACCCAGGTGGTGCCGCACCCGATGCGGGGGCTGGGCACCGGCTTCCGGCGCAGCAGCCGGCCGGCGGTGCGGGCGGCGGCCAAGCGGCTGTTCCCCGACGTCGTCGACGGCACGCGCCGCACCAGGGAGGGCTGAGCAGTGGCCTACACGATCCCGGCCGTGGACCGGTGTCCCGTCCGCAACAGCACCCGGAACCGGTGCGCGCTGGCCGCCGGCCACACCCACCACCACGTCACCCCCGGTGGCCTGCACTTCGCGGCGGCGAGCGGCGAGGTGGTCACGCCGAAGCTGCCCGAGCCCCTGCCGGCCTGGACCGGCCAGCCGTTCGACCAGTGGGCGCAGGATCAGGGCCTCGCACCCGCCACCGCGCTGACGTCGTCACAGCGGTCCGAGATCGAGCGCACATTCAGCATCGTGCTGGCCGATCAGAACGGACTCACAGCGAAGTCGGTGTACACCGTGTCCGACCTGCTGGAGCGCAACAAGCAGCGGGCCGACGAGTTCGCGGCGTTCAAGGCCGGCGTGGAGAAGACGCTGGAGCACCTGGCCGACCAGGCGTCCCGGCACGCCAACACCCTGGGCGCGCTCGGCCAGACTTGTGACCGGCTGGAGAACACGCTCAACCGCAGCCGCCGGGCGCACCAGAACCTCGGCGAGACCGTGGCCCGCCACGATGAGCACAACACCGAGCTGCGCCGGGATCTCAACCGTCTGATCGGCATGTTGGGCGACGGCGAGGCCTGGAACGAGCGTAAGCAGCTGGCCACGTTGGATGACGTGCACAGCTGGTCGAGGCGGCACGACCGGCTGACTCTGTCGTTTTCCAGGCTTGGCGAGCGGCTGCACAACGTGGAAGAGCAGGGCCGGATCAGCGCCGAGGCCATCGAGCGGCTGGAGCAGGCCCCGGGCAACCATGACGGTCGTCGGTTCGAGCGACTGATCAAGCAGGTACAGGCGTTGGCCACCGAGAACAGCCGCCTGGGCAATCGAGTGGTGGAGCTGGAGAACGCCATCCAAGGGCAGAACTCGAACACCACCATTGAGCTGACCAGGTTGCACAACCGGCTGAGCACGCTGGAACAGCGGTTCGAGGTGCCGCTGGCGTGGGGGATCAAGTCTGCTGAGCCGCCACGCCACCAGACCTATCAGGATGCCGAGGGCGACCTCTGGCAGTGCCGCGGTGATCGCTGGTACGGCGTTCGGCAGGATGGCGAATGGGGGTCTGGCGGAGATGGGGTGACCTGGCCGTTCGACAACAACAACCGCAAGTATTTCCCCTGGAAGGTGTGGAATGGCCGGGACTGATGGAGTGCTCGACAACTGGCGCGAGGCGTTGGCCGCGGTGATGGACGCCGCCGGGGCCTCCTACCGCGATCTTCCCGAGAGGCTGGCTGCCGCCGAGGCCTACCTGCGCCGGCACATCGCCGAGCTGGAGAACGAGCAGCACGCGCCGAGCGAGGCCGAGTTGGACCGGGTGGCACGCTACGTGGAGCGTGTCCAGTCAGCAGGCGGGTACCGGTCCTGCTCGGTGCGGATGCCGAAGTCCTGCGTTCGGCCGCACGGACACAGTGGCTGGCACATCAGCAACTCGGGCACCACCTGGCCAAGGATGCAGACGCCGGAACAGGCGTATGTACAGAATCCGCTGTGCTGCGACCGGTTCGAGGCGTTGGACGGCGTGCTCTACTGCGGCAAGCCCTCCGGCCACGACGACAACCACGCCGCGCTCAACCCCCACCACAGCGTCACGGTGTGGGGGCGACCCGAGCAGTACGAAGCGCTGCCGCCGGCCAGGACAGCGCCGACGCACCTGTCCGAGGGCCGGTTGGCGCAGGATGGCGAGGCGGTGTGCGCTCGCCCGAAGTACGGCGCGGACCCGACCGCGGGCCCGGTCACCGACTGCGCTCGGGAGAAGTGGCACAACGGCCCGCACATGGACGCCACGGCCATCGCGCACGCCGGCAAGGCGGGGGAGGTGTGGGAGTGAGCGAGTTCGAGGCCCGGCTGAACCAGCTGCGCACGTTCAGCGGCGATGACTACGTGCTGGGTCTCCAGACGGTGGCCGAGGGGCTGGCCGAGGTGGTGGAGCTGCTCAAGCCGTTGGTGGAGACCATCACGGCCAAGCCCGAGCCGCTGGAGCTGCGCTCGGTCGGCCCCGCGGTGTCGTGGTGCCTGGCGGGCGACCCGGGCAGCAACGGCTTCCGTCGGTGCACGGAGCCGTACGGCCACGCCGGCGACCACGTGCACACCGACCGGATGACCAACACGAAGGTGCGGTGGTCGCAGCGCGAGGCCGTGCAGTGCGCCGACTACAACCACGACAACGGTGACCGCTGGTGCGTGCTGTCCCTGGACCACGCCGGCGTGCACACCGACGGCACCGAGGGGGTGACGTGGTGATCGGCGAGGTGCTGCTGGAGCTGCTGGACATCCTGATGGAGCGCCGCCTTGCCCGCCGTCGACGCGTTCCCGTGCAATCCCCGGCGCTGTTCGTGCGCTGCGCCGCCCGGGATCCGCGCAACCGGCGGTGCGTGCTGGCCGCCGGCCACGCCGAGCAGCACCAGCCGATGAGGTCGGACAGGTGGTGGCGGTGATCAAGGTGTGGTGGCTCGTGCCGTGGCGCTGCCACCTGTTCCGGCTGTCCTGGGGGCGCAACTTGCGTTCGGTGCAGGTGCCGGGCGTCCAGGTGGAGTGGCTGCGTCCGAAGTCGCCGGCGACTCAGCGCTGCACAGTGCACTGTCGTCCGAGCTGCTCCTACCCGAAGTGCGAGGAATCGTGACTCAGCCCAGCCTGGCCGCGTTCTTCTCGGCCCCGCCCCGCCATTCCGTGCCGCTCCAGTCGGGCAACACCGAGTGGGCGGCGCGGATGGCCGCCGAGATCAAGGCGGTGATCCGGCACACCACCGAGTACTCCCCGCGCTCGCTCCAGGCCCACCTCGGCCCGTCCGAGCTCGGCGTGGAGTGCGACCGGCAGGTGGTGGGCAAGCTGGTGGGGGAGACGCCCACCAACCACGTGTTCGACCCGTGGCCATCGTTCATGGGCACCGCCGGCCACTCGGCGATGGAGAAGGCGCTGCTGACCGACAACGCCCGTGTCGCGCCGCTGCCCGGCGAGCCGCCGAACTTCGTCCGGTGGCTGGTGGAGACCCGGGTGCAGCCCTGGCCCGGGGCCGAGGGCACCGCGGACGTCTACGATGCCCGGGAACAGGCGGTGCTCGACCACAAATTCCTCGGCGAGTCGAGCCTGGCCAAGGTGGTCGACGGCCGGATCCCGCGCAAGTACCGGCGGCAGCTGCTGCTCTACGGCCTGGGCAACATCCGCGCCGGCCGTCCGGTGACCCGGGTGGCGCTGATCGCCTACCCGCGCACCCGCTCCAGCCTGGACGGCCTGTACGTCTGGGAGACCCCGTTCGACGCCGAGGCGGTGGCCGAGATCGCCGACACCTTCGCCGAGACCTCGCGCCGGCACCAGCTGGCCGCCGAGGTGGCCGCCGGCCGCATGACCCTGGAGCAGGTCAGCCGCACGCCGGTGCGCGACGAGTGCTACTTCTGCCCCTTCTACCGCCCTGAGGGCGGGCACGGGCCGGCCGTCGGCTGCCCGGGGACGGTGGGCTGATGGCCCGAGCGAAGCCGGACGGTTCCGGCTGGGAACTGACCGATGACGACGTGGCCGAGATCACGGGAAACCTGGAGAGTGATATTCCGATGGCGAAGTTGTTCGGGCCGGCCCCTCAGCCGACGCCGCCCAAGGTGGAGATTGAGCTGACCGAGGGCGGGTTCGGGACGCTGCTGGTCGACGGCAAGGACCTGGGTTCGATGGTGACCGACATGGCGCTGTTCGCCCGGCCCGGTCAGCGCACCAAGGTGATCGTGGAGTTGTCGGCCGCCGCGGCGCTCAAGGCCGGCACGGGCCAGGTGCTCATCGGCGACGAGACCGCGGCGCTGCTGGTCGGCCTCGGCTGGACGCCGCCGGCCGTGAAAGACGGTGTTGCACAGGAGCGCAACGACGTGCAAGAATCGAGCCACGGCGGGACGCCGACGGAACCGGGTGCACCCGAGTCCGCCGGCTGAACGCCCAGGGTCATGGACGTAGTGGCAGCGTCGCCCCCGTGAGAGGGGGAGGGGTGGGTTCGAGTCCCACTGATCCGCGACAGCCCGCCACGCTCGCTCCGCTCCAGAACCGTCTGGGATGGGAGCCATAGCAACGGTCGGCAGTCAAGGGAAAGGGCACAGCGGGAGTACGGCGGGCGTCCGGATTCGAGTCGCCGACGGCACGACAACCGCTGTGCCACCAGGCAGGGCGGCTGACCTATCGGGGCTCCGGAGCATGTCCGACGTGAGAGCGGATCCGGCGTCAATCGTCTCTCCGGTCCGGCCGCCCTGCCCAATCACCAGGCACAAGCGCAGTCACCAGCAGAGATGAGAGCACCGTGACCTATCCCCAGCAGCAGTTCCCGGGGTACCCCCAGCAGCCGGCTGCCGTGTCGCCGTCGCAGCCCATGGGCGGTTTCGTCCAGCAGCCGACGCCGGGGTACGGCCAGCCGGCCCCTCAGGGCTACCCCCAGCAGCAGGGCTTCTACCCGCCCCAGCCGCAGTACGCCCCTCCCGCGCCGCCGGCCCCTCCGCTGGCCCAGGGTTCTCTGGACAGCTTCTACAACCAGCCCGCGGTGGGCGGCGGCAAGTCGCTGAAGTTCACCCAGATCGGCGAGACCGTGCAGGCCATGGTGGCCCGCGACGTCACCAACGGCGACGTGCAGCAGGAGACCACGTTCGCCACGCCGGGCCAGCCCAGCCAGCCGAAGTTCTTCCGGGACGGCTCGCCGCGCTACCAGCTGATCCTGCCCCTGCTGCTTCCCAACGGCGAGCAGTCGACGTTCTACGTCAAGGGCGCGACCCGCGAGGTGCTCATCGACGCGATGAACAAGGCCGGCTGCCCGGCCAACTCGTTCCCGGCCAAGGGCGACGTGCTGACGATCACGCTGTCCGGCCTCACCCCGACCGGGTTCGGCCAGCCCCGCAAGGACTACTCGATCAGCTACGTGCGGGCCAACCAGGCCGGCGGCGGCCCGAACACCGCCCAGCAGCTCGCCCAGGCTCCCCAGCACCCGGCGGGCGGGCCGTCCGGCACGACGCTGGCCCAGCCGCCGCAGACGGTGCAGCAGTTCGTCCAGCAGCCCCAGCAGTTCACGCCGGCGCAGGCGGCGGCTGGGCAGCTTCCGGTCAACCAGGGCGCGTACCAGCCGCCGACCGAGCAGCCACAGGCCACTCCGGGCGCGGCGGCTCCCCAGGCCCCGGCCGCGGGCTGGTTGCCGCCGGGCATGGTTGCGGGCTCCCCGGAGCACCAGGCGTTCCAGGCCCTGCTCGGCCAGGCTGCCCAGCCGGGCGCCTGATCGGACGTGTGTATAGATTTCCGGCCCTGACTGCCCCGCGGTGTGGCCAGGTACGGAAGCGCCGGTCCCCGCCTTTTCGGACCCCCCGGGCGGGGACCGGTCCCCCAGACGTGCCGAGCCATGACGGCACGTGTCGGAAGTCGTGGGGGCTTCCGGCAGCCGGGCCCGCTATCTGGCGGTGCGGGTCCGGCACTCATACTTCGCCGAGCGAGCAGCCGGGCCGCCTGACTAGCGGCGCTCACCCCAGCTCGGCACCATGCGGCCGACCTGCGCCCCTCTCGACCCGTGGGCCGGCCGCCCTTTCTCCTGGAGGAGACATGATCCAGCTGCTGGTGTTCGGCATCGGCTGCCTGTCGGCCATGACCGTGATGCTCTGGCACGACACGAACGGTGGTCTGCGGTGAACGTCAACCAGACCGGCGACACCGCCACCCAGATCTGGCTGTCGCTCGGCCAGCTGTTCTCCGGGGCCACCGGCGGCACCGTGCTGGCGCTGGTGATCGTGGCGTTCATCATCGGACGGAAGTCCAAGCGGTGAACGCGCGGTTGGCGATCGGCTGCGTGTTCAGCGTGATCATGGTCGTGCTGGCCGCCATCGGCTTCGTGCACCTGGTGCTGGACTACTTCGGGTGGGTGACCGGATGACCACCGCTGACTGGCTTGACCTGTTCGCCGGGATCGGCGTCGGCCTGGTTTGCCTGGTCGCGCCGCTACTCGGCTACCTGCTGGTGACGCTGTTCCTGAAGTTCCTCGACTGGCTGGACGACGACCGATGATCCCCATGTACCAGCTGACCGAGCGGGAGCGCGAGGT